CAGGCACTTCGCCATATCAGTAATGGGGTTCGACCCATTGTTGTGGGGATGGATTTGGGACTCACCCCCGCCGCTGTTATCGGACAGCAAGACCCCCGTGGTCGGGCGCTGATACTTGACGAGTGTGTCAGCTTTGATATGGGTGTACAGCGATTTGTGCGTACCATGCTAAAGCCACTGCTCTATGAACGGTTCTCCGGTGTGCCGGTGTTGATCGTCACTGACCCAGCGGGTACACAACGGGCGCAGACTGACGAGCGCAGTGCGGTGGATATTATTAAGGCCGAGGGGTTGAAAGTCATACCAGCTAGGACGAATACGGTGTCGGCAAGGATTAACGCGGTTGATGAGTACTTGATGCGTCAAGTAGATGGCGACCCGGGGTTTTTGGTAGACCCACGGTGTACGCAGTTGAAAGCTGCCATGATGGGCGGATATCGGTACAAGCCCAAAGGCGATGGAGACATCGACAAGAACAAACATTCACACGTAGCTGAAGCCTTACAGTATCTGATGCTGCATATTGCTAGTGCTGGAGAAGGTTACATGGGCGTACAGCGGCGGGAAATAAAACGTGTTGCAGCCGCAGGATGGACGTGATAAATTGAAGTTTCTCGCACCGCCGTCCCTTCCGGTGGTTTTGCCCTCAGAGCTAACGCTTTGGGGGTTTTTTCTTGCGTGTTTAAAAAGTTCGTGCTATAAGCTGTGCCAACTTAACCCGCGTTTGCGGAGGACACATGAAGGCTAGTAAACAATCGACGATGTATTCCACCAACCCCAAGATGGATGGTTCAGGCATTACTGCTAAAGAGCCGAGGTCGGAGTATGTGCCGACTAAGAATGGCGGTAAGGAAGTACCGCTGACTCCACGTACCGTTACAGGTGGCATGCTCTACAAGAAGGGCTTGATGCAGCAAGAGAACTTCGACAAGACCAAAGCGATCACACGTCCTGAAATGCTGCGTAAAGCTGCATCGATGGTCAACCAAGGTACATCCCCTAGGTACGCTATGGATATACTTGAGGAGCAGGACGAAGCAAAAAGCAATTACAATTCGTGCTCTTACTGGGATAAGTAATGGCGGGATTGACATTCTTGCGGGTCGTTGATAACTCCTCGCTTATGCGACAGGAGAAGGAAGCGGCGTCTCAGGCATTAGCTGCAAGACAGAATCAGCCAGTTATTCTCGGCATTGCTGGGTATTTGAGGCAGTGTTGGGACGTAGCACAGATGGCGAAGCGTCCCATAGAGCAAGAAATGTTACGAGCGTTGCGTCAGCGCAACGGTGAGTATGAAGCAGATAAGCTGCAGCAAATTCGTACTCAAGGTGGTTCTGAGATTTACATGATGATCACCGAGGTAAAGTGTCGTGCAGCCGAGTCGTGGCTGCGGGATATTTTGCTCGACAACGGCAGCCCCCCATGGGACTTAGCTGCAACACCCATCCCTGATCTGTCCCCCACACAAGACAAAGAAGTCCAAGCTGAGTTTGCTCAGAAAGTGTTGGACATCGTGCAGCAGTTAGGACAAGCACCGACAGCATCTGAGATGTCTGAGATGCGTGAGATGGTAGCGCAGGACTTTAGATTCCGCGTACTGCGTGAAGCTCAGACCAGAGCAGATCGCATGAAGATTAAGATACAAGACCAGTTTGTACAAGGTGGTTGGGAAGATTCGTTTAACGACTTCATCACCGATCTGGTGACGTTCCCTGCAGCGTTTATTAAAGGCCCAATCGTGCGCAGACAGCGCAGGCTGGGTTGGAAAACTGACGCCATGGGTAAGACAGTTGTCGAGCCGATCGAGCGCCTAGGCCCCGAGTACGAGCGCGTTGACCCCTTCCGTATTTATCCTGAACCCGGCATTAGTAACCTCAACGAAGGCTATTTGTTCGAGCATCACAGGATGACTCGGATGGAACTTTCCGATCTGATCGGTGTTCCGGGCTATGACGACGATGCTATTCGTGCTGTGCTTGACATTGGTAACGGTCAGTCGTGGATCAGTGAAGATGTGGAGTTACAGAAAGACGAAGAAGAACGCAAGTATTACGCATACATGCGCCCAACTACAGAGTTTGATGCGCTTGAGTTCTGGGGCAAGATCAGCGGCAAAATGCTCATTGAGTGGGGTCTGTCTGAAGAAGATGTCCCAGATGATGCGCGTGAGTACGATGCCAATGTTTGGATCGTAGGTAACTACGTCATTAAGGCGGTGTTGAATTACGATCCGCTTGGGGAGAAACCGTATGCCAAGACTTCGTTCATTAAATGCCCCGGTGCTTTTTGGGGTAAAGGCATCCCAAAAATTATTGAGGACCTCCAAGGAGTCTGTAATGCAGCGGCTCGTGCGCTCGTTAACAACATGGGCATCTCCAGTGGCCCACAAGTTGAGGTTAATCTTGAACGTATTCCCGCCAACGAGGACATAACGCAGTTGTCACCGTGGAAGATATGGCAGACGACGAACGATCCGTTAGGGTCGAGCGCACCTGCTATTCGTTTCACACAGCCAGAGTCTCGCGCACAAGAGTTGATGGGTGTCTACGATAGATTTAGTAAGCTAGCTGATGACCACTCCGGTATCCCAGCATACGTCTATGGCGACCTGAATGTACAGGGTGCGGGGCGTACTTCATCAGGGTTATCGATGTTGATGGGCGCAGCCGGTAAGGGTATTCGCCAAGTCATAATGCACATCGATAGTGACGTGGTTAAACCAATTGTACTTCGTCAGTTCGTATACAACATGCGTTACGACGAAGATGAGTCGATCAAAGGTGACGTTGAGGTCATTGCCAAGGGTGCGATTAATCTCGCAGTCAAGGAGACTGTCAACATGCGCCGTATCGAGTTCCTTAATGCAACTGCCAATCCGATTGATATTGAAATCATCGGTAAGGAAGGACGCGCTACTATCCTACGTGAAGTGGCGAAAGGGTTGCAAATGTCTGTGGATGACATTGTTCCGTCTCGGGAAAAAGCTGCATACTTGGGTCAGGTTCAGGCTTTAGCCATGGCGGCTGCTGCACAACAGCAGCCAGAAGGTGCTACGCCTACTTTACCTGACGGTAGTCCCAAAGGTGGACTGGAAGCAAACACAGTACAGAGTCGGGTTAGTGGGAGGGCAGCATGATCAGACCCGAACCACAAATAGTTAAAGCACTTGCCGCAGTCGTCCGTCAACACCCAGAGTTGTTGAAGTGGCTTGAGGACTGGGAAATGCATGAGCTTCGACAATTACCCATCGCAATAAACAATACAGCACTGTTTCAGGGGCGGTGCCAAGTATTGGGTGAGCTCGCAAAGCTCGCCAAAGATGCCCCTGCGTTAGCGGCAAAGTCATTATAAAACTCGCCGTTTAATCACGCACACCGATAGGAGCGTTCAACATGGCACTTCCAGAGCAAATTCGTAAGCAGACCGAGGCTGTACAGGAGTTGTATAAGCAACTTAATGGCACCGACAACAACACAGGCGAGGGCACCCCTTCAGCCGATGGCACTGTCGCAGCTAATGAGTCTACACCTACTCCACCACAAGCCGACGATGTTACTGCGTCGAATAGTGCTACTCCGTCCCCAGATGATAACCAAAGAACTGGTGACGACAATGTGCCGGAAGATACCGTCTTGCAAAAATACAAGACGCTTCAAGGGATGTACAACGCAGAAGTACCAAGGCTACATCAGCAGAACCGTGACATGCAACAGCGCCTTCAGAATATGGAACAGTTGATTGCATCGATGTCATCTACTCAGCAGGCAGCTTCTATTCCTGCACCGGTTACTGAACCATTAGTATCCGAGAAGGAAGTTGAGGAATACGGCGAATCAATTGATGTGATGCGCAAAGTTAGTCGGGAAGAATTAGTTCCGATGGCTCAGCGACTTGCACGAATTGAGTCAATGTTGCAGCAACTTCAGACGAATGTAGTACCGCAAGTTCAAGCGGTAGCGCATCGTCAGCAGATGACAACGGAACAGAAGTTCTGGTCTGATTTAGTTACAGCCGTGCCTAATTGGCGCGATATCAACGATAACGATACGTTTCAAGCGTGGCTGTTAGACGCTGATCCGCTGACTGGTATTACTCGTCAAACATATCTTGAGGATGCGCAGCGTTCGCTGGATGCGCCGCGTGTGTCGAATTTCTTTCGGACTTGGCTTGAGACTACTGGACAAGCCGTTGGTCAATCCGCCGGTAACACGAATACTGCAGCCTCCGAATTGGAGAAGCAGGTCACTCCGGGTCGCTCACGCGGCGCTGGCTCACCTTCTTCAAGTACCAATAACGGAAAAATGTACTCGCCGCAAGACATCCAAAAGTTTTTTAATGATGTCCGAGCAGGTAAGTACAAAGGTCGTGAGCAGGATCGTGCCCGAATTGAACGCGATATCTTCAGCGCACAGCGGGAGAATCGCATAATCGCTAATGCTTGATTAGAGGAGTTCTATCATGTCTTATCCAAATGTATCGGGTAAACCGAACTATAGTGGTAATTTTATTCCTGAAATTTGGTCGGGTAAACTGATCGAGAATTTCTACGACGCCACCGTGCTCGCAGCTATCTCGAACACCGACTACGAAGGCGAGATTCGTCAATATGGCGATACCGTCAATATCCGTACTACACCTGAAATCACTATCCGTGAATACGTCAAAGGTCAAACACTGACCGTTGAAAATCCTGATAAACCAAAAATCCAATTGTTGATCGACAAAGGCGAATACTTCGCTTGCGTAGAAGATGATGTGGACAAGGTTCAATCAGATATCGCTTTGATGGATACATGGTCTAAAGACGCTTCCGAGCGTATGAAGATCAAGATTGATCAGCGCGTTTTAACTGACATCCTGCCCGGTATTGTATCCACCAATAAAGGTGCTACAGCAGGTGAACAATCTGCGTCGTTCAACTTGGGTACTTCAGGTGCACCTTTGACTGTTACTAAAGACGGTGCTTCGACAACTACTGCTGTTGTTGATCTGATCGTTGACATGGGTACTGTTCTGGATGAGGCTAACGCCCCTGAGTCGGATCGCTTCATTGTGATTCCAGCTAAGATGGCTAACCTGATCAAGAAATCAGAATTGAAAGATGCGTCGTTATCTGGCGATAGCATGTCGGTTCTGCGTAACGGTCGCTTGGGTATGATTGATCGTTTCACAATCTATGTCAGCCACAACCTGAACGTGTCGTCCGGTAAGTACAGCATCATTGCTGGTCACAAGATGGGCTTCACATTTGCTTCACAGATGACGAACATGGAAACTATCCGTTCTGAGTCCACCTTCGGTAACATCATCCGTGGTCTGCAAGTCTACGGCTACAAAGTTACTAAGGGCGAAGCACTGGCTCAAGCTGTTATCCAGTTCGCTTAATCGATAGGAGGAATTAATCATGGCTGCTTATACTGATACCCTTGGCTTTAACAAGGGCACTGCTGCGTTTCCCGCAGATGTTAACGCTGTATCAAAGTTCGAAGTTAAACTCGACTTTGCTGCAATCGTAGCTGCTCGTGCTGCTGCTGGTGCTACTGCACTGGCTGCAACTGACACGCTGCAAGTTATCAACTTACCTGCTAGCTCTATCGTTTTGTCTGCTGGTATCAACGTAATCACTGCTGAGACTACGAATACCACAGCTACGCTAGACGTCGGCTATACCGGCGGTTCGCCTGCTGCTGCTAACTGTTACGGTAACGACCTTGCTACTAGTAGTACTGGTCTAAAGGCTGCTGACCTAGCTAATCCTACAGTTGTTGCGTCTGCAGATACCATCGACATTTTGCTCAATACTGCGGTTCCAGCTAACGCTGTGATCAATGTCTGGGCGATTGTTGCGGACGCTAACTAATCAGGCGGGGGGTACGCCCCCCGTTTAAGGAGATTGATATGGGTCTTTATACTGGTATAGCCCTTGATAATGTGACCATTAATGGTGGTCGTATTGCTGCTACTACTTTCTCTACCACGGCTCCGGTTATTAAAACGGCTGCTTTTACCGTAGCGCAGAACGAGAATAATCTTGTCTGCAACGGCTCTGCTTCGATCACTGTCACACTTCCTGCCGCTGCATCTTGGGCTGGTCGTGAGATAAGGATTAAAACTATTGCCGCTTACACGGTTGTGTCTGCTTCATCTAATGTAAAACCAATTGACTCCAATACTGCTGGCACCGCAATTCTTGCGGCTACTGCTGGTAAATGGGCGACATTGATTAGCGACGGCTCTAACTGGGTCGTGATGGCTGCAGGCTAATGGGACGGGGCTTCGGCCCCTCCTCTGATCTAAGGATTTTGTTATGCCAACTAATCTGACAGGTAGCACAATTGCCACCACATACGACCAACTGCTACATGTAAACGATGGCCCTGAGGCTGCTGAGAAAGTCGTTTATAGCGGCACTGGCGTTGCTACAGCATTAAGAGTGGGTACTCTGTCTGTGTCGGTGGACAATATTAAAATCGATGGGAATACTATTTCATCGACTGATACAAACGGGAATATTGTCCTTGCCCCCAATGGTACTGGGGAAGTTGTAACCGACAACCTTGCGATTAGTGGGAACACCATATCGTCAACAGACGTTAACGGTAATATTGTCCTCGCTCCAAATGGCACCGGCACGGTTAATATCGACAAGGCCAATATTACTGGCGGCGCAATCACTGGCGCAGTGTCATTTGCTGGGGGGTCGTTTACTGGTATTACATTAATATCTGCTACTACTGTTACTGGTACTACGACTACCAATGGCGGCAACTTACGCCTGACTAGTAATACACTAAGCAGCACTGATACTAATGGAAATATTACTATCTCCCCAAACGGCACTGGTGAGATCATCATGACCAAACCAATGGGCTATGGGGGTGCCAGCACTGGCGGCACAGTTACTCAGCTTACAAGCCGAACCACGTCGGTGACGCTTAATAAGTTATGTGGGCAGATAACTCTTTTCGCCGGGTCAATCGCTGGACTATCAACACAAGAATTCTCACTATCTAACAGTTTTATCGACACCACAGACGTAGTGTTGGTCAGTTTTGCATCTGGACTTACTTCGGCGCAATATGATGTGACGGTGACTCAAACTGATGCGGGTTCATGTAAGATCGCAATTCACAACGTCAATAACA